AACTTTGAGAAGATGGAGAAGACCATCGACGTATGGTACAATGGTATCATGGTCATGGGCACAAACATCTTATTGAAGTGGGAGCTTGCAGAGAACATGGTTCGACCTAAGTCGGCATCTCAGCACGCTCTTCCAAACTACGTGGCCGTAGCACCACGAATGTACAAGGGCGTCATTGAGTCTTTGGTTCGTCGAATGATTCCGTTTGCCGACCTGATTCAGATTACGCACCTTAAGCTTCAGCAGGTTATTGCACGTACCGTACCGGATGGTGTGTTCATCGATGCAGATGGATTGAATGAGGTAGACCTAGGTACGGGTAACGCCTACAACCCCGAGGACGCACTGCGTCTTTACTTCCAAACGGGTAGCGTTATTGGTCGTAGCTATACGCAGGAAGGGGACTTTAATAATGCCCGCGTTCCTATTCAGCAGCTTACATCCAACTCGGGTGCTAGCAAGACTCAGATGCTGATTGCAAACTACAACCACTACATGGATATGATTCGCTCCGTTACGGGTCTTAATGAGGCTCGCGATGGATCGATGCCCGATCCGAACTCATTGGTTGGTATACAGAAGTTGGCGGCATTAAACTCTAATACCGCAACCCGACATATTCTTGAGGGCGGATTGTTTATTTACCGCTCTATGGCCGAAGCCTTAACCTATCGGGTAGCCGATATCTTGGAGTATGCGGACTTCAAAGACGACTTTGCAAATAAGATTGGTAAGTACAATGTTTCTATCCTTAGCGAAATTAGCGACCTGTACATTTATGACTTTGGTATTTTCATTGAGGTTTCTCCCGACGAAGAGCAGAAGGCTCAGCTTGAAGCAAACATTCAGATTGCTTTGTCTAAAGGAGACATCAACTTGGAGGACGCCATCGATATCCGAGAAATCAAAAACCTGAAGCTTGCTAATCAGTTGCTGAAGATGAAGCGGATTAAGAAGCAGGACCGTGAGGAGAAGATGGAGATGCAGAAGCAGGCTATGGTTGCTCAGCAACAACTAAAGTCTCAGGAGTTAGCGGGTCAGGTTGCTATGCAGAAACTTCAGGCTGAGGCTCAGTCTAAGATGCAAATCAAGCAAGCCGAGATTGCCTTTGAGATTGAGAAGATGCAGGCTGAAGCTGAGATGAAGAAGGACCTGATGGCTACCGAGTTTCAGTTTAACATTCAGTTGGCCGCCTTGCGTGAGAAGTCTCAGGCTGATCGTGAGGATATGAAGGAGGGAGCCAAGTCAAAGCGTATTAGTCAGCAGAACACAGAACAGTCTAAGCTGATTAACCAACGCAAGAACAACCTTCCTCCACAGAACTTCGAGTCTAACGAGGATAGTCTAGATGGCTTTGACTTTGCCGAGTTCTCTCCTCGATAAATCATTATCAATTTTTATCTAATTTTGTACTAAATCAAATCAAATGGAAATCAAGGTAAGAGCAGTCGAAACGGGTGAACCCAAAGGGGTTCAGGAAGTAGAGAAGGAACTTCTCGAAAAACATGAGCAGGAAATTAACGGAGGTCAGACACCTGAGCCTCAAGTTGATACGGTTGTAATTGAAAACAATGAAGCCCCTCCTCAATCCGAAGAGGTTGATCTTAATGAGGAACAAGTTCTTTCATATATTGGAAAGCGATACAATAAGCAAATCAATTCGTTTGACGAGTTGTTAGCTGAACGTCAGTCGGCAGAACAGATGCCGGAGGATGTGGCTGCTTATATGAAATATAGAAAGGAGACAGGCCGTGGTTTTGAAGACTTCCTGAATTTGAAGAAGGACTTTGATTCTATGGACTCTGACCAACTCCTTCACGATTATCTTTCTGCAACCCAAAATGGGTTGGACAAGGAAGATATTGAAACCTTAATGGAAGACTATCGTTACGACGAAGATTTGGATGACGAGTCTAAAGTTAAGAAAACAAAAATCGCTAAGAAAAAAGCTGTCGCTGAAGCCAAGAAGTTCTTCAACGAGCAAAAGGAAAAATATAAACTGCCCCTTGAGTCAAGTACGGCGGCTATTCCCGATGCAGAGAAGGAGGAGTTCGAGGCATATAAGCGATACATTGGTGAGGCTAATACCCTACAAGAGGAGAACAAGCGTAAGCAGAAGTGGTTTGAGCAGAAGACCGACGAGGTTTTCGGCAATGAGTTCAAAGGTTTTGAGTTCAAGTTAAACGAACGCTCGCTGAAGTTTGCACCCGGGGACGCTGCTGAGTTAAAGAAAATCCAATCGACTCCGATGAACTTTATTAATAAGTTCTTGGATGAGAACGGAATGATCAAAGATGCGGCAGGATACCACAAGGCATTAGCTATCGCTATGAATCCCGATCGATTTGCCAAGTACTTTTATGAACAAGGCTTATCGGATGCAACCGAGGACGTAATGCGTAAGACTAAAAACATTAATATGTCTGAACGCCGTGCGCCTGAAGCTGTAAATAAGGGTGGGGTACAAATTAAAGCGGTTAACCCCGATGCCGGTAAAGGCCTCAAGATCCGCAGTATTAAAAAAGTATAAACTAAAAAAACAAAAAAATGGCTGTATTACCAAGTCCGGGCTTTCAGCTTCAGCCAAGTGCTGAGCAGGTCCCGTTGTCTACAAACTACATTACTAACTTCAACTTCTTGAATCAGTATCTGCCTGATACTTATGAGAAAGAATTTGAGCGTTATGGTAATCGTACTGTTGCGTCTTTCCTTCGTTTGGTTGGTGCTGAGATGCCCTCCAACTCTGATATGGTTAAGTGGGCTGAGCAAGGCCGTCTGCACACCAAGTACACTGATTGTGCTACTTCTGCCGCAGCAGCTTCTGATTCTGCTACTATCACTGTAAGCGATGCTAACGTTACTGCAATTGCTATCCGTCCCGGTCAAACCGTTTTCATCTCTGATAACGCAACCGGACTGAGCAACAAGGGTATCGTTACCGCTGTAAACACTACCACTAATGATTTCGATGTAGCCTACTACGAGGCAGGTGGTCAGACTTTTGCAATCACCGCTACTTGTTCTGTATGGGTTTATGGTTCTGAGTTCAAGAAAGGAACAATCGGAATGGTTGGTTCTTTGGAAGCAGAAGATGATATCTTCAGCAACTCTCCAATCATCATCAAGGACAAGTACGCTGTTAGTGGTTCTGACATGGCTCAGATCGGATGGGTTGAAGTAACTACCGAGAACGGAGCTACAGGATACCTGTGGTATCTGAAGAGTGAGCACGAAACTCGTCTGCGTTTTGAGGACTACCTCGAGACTGCTATGATCGAAGCTGTTCCTGCTGAATCAGGTTCAGGTGCTGCCAACTCCGCAATCAACCCTGACTTTGGTAACAAAGGTTCTGAGGGTGTGTTCTACGTTGTAAACGATCGCGGTAACGTATGGGGTGGTGGTAACCCAACTACCTTGGCCGATTTCGACACTATCATCTCTCGCTTGGATAAGCAAGGTTCTATCGAAGAGAACGTAATCTTCGTTAACCGTGACTTCTCTTTCGACATCGATGATATGTTGGCTACTCTGAATGGTTTCAACGGAACCGGTGTTTCTCAATCAGCTTCATTCGGTCTGTTTGACAACGATACAGAGATGGCTTTGAATCTCGGTTTCAGCGGATTCCGTCGTGGATACGACTTCTACAAATCCGATTGGAAATATCTGAACGATCCTACAATGCGTGGTGGTCTGCCTACAGGTGCATCTGCTTCCGGTACCGTTACCGGTTTGCTCGTACCTGCCGGATCTACTACTGTTTACGATCAGATCCTCGGAAAGAACGCCAAGCGTCCGTTCCTGCACGTTCGTTATCGTGCCACTGAGGCTGAAGACCGCCGCTACAAAACTTGGATTACAGGTTCTGCGGGTGGTGCTCAGACTAGCGACCTCGATGCAATGGAAGTCAACTTCCTGTCCGAGCGTTGCGTATGTACCCTCGGTGCGAACAACTTTGTGCTGTTCCGCTACGGTTCTTAATCCTTAACAGGAAACCAATAAAGGAGTGGAGTGTACTCAAGTACACTCCCTCCTTCTTTAACTAATTAAATCTTATCAAATGAAACATAAGCTAGTTCCGGCAGACCGGATTTACAAACTAAGAAACGACGCAGCACCTCTGTCATTTACGCTGCCTTCCCGAAACACAAGACGATTCCCACTTTTATGGTTTGATGAAGAGAATAACGTAAACCGTCCTCTTCGATATGCCATCAATCAGAAGTCAGCTTTTGAAGACGAGCAGGATGGTAATGCAATTGTTGAGCCAATTATCTTTGAGAATGGGTTCTTGCGTGTACCAAAAAACAATCCCGTACTCCAACAGTTCCTGTACTACCACCCACTGAACGGACGTTCTTTTGAGGAGGTTAACTACGAAAAGGATGCGGCTAAGATTGTAGAAAGCTTGAACTCTGAGGTTGATGCACTAATTCAGGCACGAGAGCTTAGCGTTGACCAATTGGAGACAGTAGCCCGCGTAATGATGGGTAAGGACCCAAGCCGATACACTACGGCAGAACTTCGCAGGGACGTACTGATTTATGCCAAGCGTGACCCCAAGGGGTTCATGAATCTGCTCAACGACCCAATGTTGAAACTTCAGTCAAACGTTCACATATTCTTCGATCAGAAGCTTATTACGTTCCGAAATGGGCAGAAGGAGGTATGGTTTAATACTACCACAAACAAGAAGAAGATGCTGTCGGTTCCGTATGGGGAGGACCCCTACCACACCGTGGCCCTGTTCTTCAGGTCTGATGACGGTATTGACGCCCTCAAGATGCTTGAAAATAGCCTAACTTAGTAGGTTGTTGTTGGTTTGCATATATATATTGGGGGCGCAAATGCACCCCCTTTTTTTATTTATCTTTGTAAAAAGGATATAGATGATTAATGCGGTCAGAAATACCGTCTTGTCAATACTGAACAAGAACAACTACGGCTACATATCCCCCTCAGATTTCAACCTATTTGCCAAGCAGGCTCAGATGGAAATCTTTGAGGAGTACTTTAGCAACTACAATAAGGTAATCAATGATGAGAATACCCGCACTTCGGGTACCGGATACGCCGCCTTAAATAGACCAATCGAGGAGACAATGGAGGGATTCTCGGTAACAAACTTTCTTAGCCAATACGCAGGTAACATATTTTATACCCCATCACTGATCACCACAGGTGATAGTTACTATATGATTAACAAGGTGTTATGCTATACATCCATTTTGGATACGGGCACCAACACGTCTGTTGTCGTAAATCAGCTTGTCGATAGTGGTGCTTCGTTTACCACATTAGGTATTGTGGCGGGTGATATTGTTGTGAATACAACTACAGGTGCTGTTGCTCGTGTGGTTTCTGTATCTAGTAATACGGTTATTATCTTGAGTGCTGACATATTCACGGCTACTCCTAGGGACTATGCAATCATCGACTCGTCTGTGTTTAAGGAGGCCGAGAAGGTAAGTCACACGAAGATTAGTTTGCTACTTAACTCGAATCTCACTTCTCCAAATAACTTGTTCCCTGCATTTGTTCAGGAGTCAGACAAGATTAGCGTATACCCTTACACTATCATAACAAAGGGTCAAGTTCAGGCTCAGTACTTCCGTATCCCTAAAGACCCAAAGTGGACATACGTTAGCTTGTCGGGTGGCGAGCCTGTGTTTGATCAGTCTCAACCTGACTATCAGGACTTTGAGCTACCATTTGAGGATGAGTATAAATTGGTTACCAAAATACTTGAGTACTGCGGTATGTCTATCCGTGAGTCTGAAGTTACTCAGTTCGGGATGATTCAAGAACAGCAGCAGCAGCAGCAATAAAAAAAAGTAGATGGCATATATATCTCAATATCAGTACTACGAAAACTCAGGCAATACTCCACAGGATGCCAATTGGGGTTCGTATCAGTACATTAGTCTTGAGGATGTGGTTAACAACTTCATGCTTATGTATGCGGGTAACCACTCCCTAGTCAACAACGAGGAGCGATTTAAGATTCTGTTCCACGCCAAGCGTGCGATTCAGGAGCTCAACTACGACGCCTTCAAAGAAATCAAGGTTCTAGAATTAACAGTTGGAGAAAATTTAATCTATGTACTACCATCAGACTACGTCAATTGGGTACGGATATCCCTTTACCGAGATGGATACCTTCGTCCTATGTCCGAAAACATTCAGGTCCTTTCTTCACGTGCCTACCTGCAAGACAATAATGCCAACATACTGTTCGACCAAAACGGTAACGTACTCGAACCCCAACACTCAGAGATAGACTTCGATCGTATCAAGGGTACAAAGAAGAGCATCTACCTCAACCCGGGCAATCCGTACGATGGTCAGGCAGGATGGAACGTTGATGGGCTTTGGTATTTCGATGCTCAGTTTGGTGAGCGATTTGGATTAAATACTGAGACCGCTAACTTCAACCCAACGTTCAACGTTAATCAG